TGAAAAAAATAAAAAATGCTAGTTTTTTTAACTAGCAACGTCTAGAAGACCTTTTTTTGCGTCTTCCACACTTTGATCATTGATCTTTTTTCTAAGATCTTTAATTTTTATATCCATCCACTTCATATCAGTAGTCACTCTACCCTGCGCTAACGCTTGTGTTGCCCACTTGGACTCCAACTGAAGTTTTTCCGATATCAACTTTTGTAGTGCCATTTCGGTCTACCTCCTCAAAGGTTAAGAAAAGGACATTGGGATCATGGAAACCAGGGCCTTCTCTCTCTGTTACGTCACCTGAGTCAACCTTCTTTACAAAATCCTCAAGGACGGCCTTATCGTTCTCAGCCTCAAGCATCTCATCGACATATATATTTTTATAGTTTGCTTGGACGCGATATAGCTTCATGTGTTATTATATATCAAAATGTGATGATATTGCAATACTATGCTGAATTAAGGGGTTTACACTCAAATCTGATGGCTAATTTTTCCTCATTTATTCGTTCTAAACCGTAATTTTCATCCTCAGTAAGTAATTTAAGGGTTTTTTGAGAGACTGCATAACCCGCAATTGCACAATCATAATGACTTGTGAACTGATAGCCTGGAATATGTGGATCAATACACTTACCAGTTATCATACTGCAAAGATGTAAAACTAAAATATACTTCATTATCCTATATTATCCTACCTTATTATTTACTTGCATATCCCATAAATATATATATATAAGCAGAGGTAATGAATAAGAGTATCATAAATAAAAACAAAAATAAAGGGAAACAAAATGGCTAAGAAAAAGATACATGTAATTTTAACTGAAGAAGAAATTACAAATATTTTAAATAGATTTTCTGTTGGAATGCTATCAGATAATCTAGATGAAGAAGATAAAAATTTGGCAAGAAAATTAAATTTTGCCTTACAAAAAATTGAAAGCGAGCAGAAATAATGAAATCAAAATCTGAAGCTTTTAATGATTGGGTGAACGAAATGGACAAGGTACTTTCTGAAACTCAAACTATAACAATAGATGGTCAACCGATGGAAGCATCTGATGATCATTTTAAATCACAAATAAATAAACTTGCAAAAGTTCCGCTAGTCCTAGATGATCAGGCTGTGTACCCACTTAATTTGTGGACTACTTCTGATTTAGTCCATAGTGAAATTGATGCAAAAAATATGGAGAATGAATAATGTCTAAAGCAAAAATAAAAGACGATAACGTAATACACGTTACAAGAGACTACGGTATGTTTAAAACCGTAAAAGGTAATCGAGCAATTGACGAAAGTCACGTCAAGAGATTGATTAGAGAAATGAAAAAGAAGGATTTAGAACTCCCAATTTTCATTAATGAAAACGATGAAGTAGTTGATGGTCAACATACTTTAGAGGCACGTAAACAGTTAAATAAACCTATTAAATACATAAGAGGTAAATTCGAAAATGAATTCGATGTTGCTGTTATGAATGCTAATAGAAAAAATTGGCCGATGACTGCTTACTTAAATTTCCACATTGAGAATGGAAAAAAAGATTACCAAATCGTTAAAGCAATGACAAAACAATATTCTTTACCTTTAGAATGTGCTTTGTTTATTTTAGCGGGCGGTTATTCTATGTGGAGAGAAACAAGAGATGATTTTAAATCTGGTAAATTTAAAATTACTCACTTACAAAGATGTAATGATATGGGGTCTTCTTTGATGTATTTAAAAAATAATTTTAACATTAAGTTGACTAGAGGTTTCATCACTGCATATGCGGTGGTATCGGAGCATCCTAGATTTAAATGGGACCGATTTAAAAATGCTTTGAAAACAAAGTCTGCGTTATTGTTGCGAGGTACAAACACAGAAGATTTTGTTAGAGTATTTGATAAAATATATAATGGAAATGTTCATAACAAAATAAATTTTGTTAGATATTTTATTGATAGGGATTACCAAAAAGATGAAGACCAAGAATAGAAAGGGCACCAATGGACATAAACAAATGGAAATCCTGTGCCGTTGACATTGATACTTATTGCATTTTACGTGCAATGGGTAGTCACGGCTTTAGGAAACCCGCATCGATGATTGCTAAAATTACCGATGATGAAGTTAAAAAAATTGCTAAAAAGCAAAATGTTTCGTACGAGAAGACGAAAGAAAGTTTACTATCTCAAGGGCGCAAGCTGTTGAACGGTAAATAATGGCCATGTTGAGCGGTGCCCGGTAGCCTGGGCCCGTTCAATTAAATACTTGCAAAGTTCTCAAATCACCTATAAAGTAAGATATCGTATTCCAAATCACCTAAATGAAAAAGTGGGGTTAATCACTTTACATTCAATAATCACGAAAAACTTTAATTAACTTAATTTTTGAGAGGTTAAAGGTGTATGGGTACGATATTTTTGTTTTTAGACATTTCCCGATTATTTGGGAAACTTACATGCGGAGACTATCCATTCCATATCTTTTCCCCTCCGCATGTAAAATAATGGAAGATCTAGATAGTATAACTCAAGAAAAATTAGAAATTTGTCGTGGCCTTACAGGAGAGGAACGTTCTGAGTTTATAGAAAATCATTTGGATGATTATTATTTTGCCATGAATATTGTAACTAATCGAAAAGTATTAAGGCATTATCGTGAATTATTCACTAAACTTATTAAAGATTTTGGGCACTAATATAGCAAAAGAACTGCTTAACGAAAAACGGACACCGGAGGAACGGTTGTTCCAAGCAATTATATTACAAGCTTTTGAAGATGCTTTGAGTATGGGAGAACATAAGCATGACGCTTACTGTAAACAGGATAGTTATGACTGGTTTACTAATGACACAAAAAATTTTGATGATGTTTGTTGGTTCGCTAATTTTGAGCCTGAGATAATCCGGGCCAAGTTCAATGAGTTAATAACAAACAAACATGTAAAATATACAAAAGTTCAATTAAAATGGTTAAGATACCGTTGGTTGTATAAGGAATACCGGGCAAGCAAGGATAAGATACAGCGTAGAAGAATTTTAAAAGAGATTAAAAGCATTGAAGGTATAAAAAAAGCCCCCAAGGTTGATAAGAAAAAACATAAATGAAAAAAAACCTCGGGGGCAAGAGAGCAAATAATGATAAACACTATTTAAGTGATTTATAACACAGGACAACGGATCAGTAAACAATTTATCCTCCCCAAGCCCCGAGAGTGCTTAAAAGGGTTATATGGGCGATTAATGGGGTAAAATATCCTCCCCAGACCCCGAAAATTTATCCTCCCCAGGCCCCGAAAAATATTCTCTTATATAGATTATACAGACCCCTGATAAAGAAAAAGTACCCCATAGGGTAAATATGGTGTCCCTCGTGTCCCTCTAATCAAATAATACAATAATAACAATGCTTTAAGTACGTTTTTATAGTGTCCCTTTGGTGTCCCTATGGTGTCCCTCAGGGACACCTAACAATTAATATTGCTTAAAGAGATACCCTTCGCAACTTTTTAGAGGTGTTCTAATGTGTTAAAATAATCTATATAGTAGAAATATGGCCCAGATAAAAAAAATAGAAAGATCCGATAAAGACTTAACACCAAAACAAAGATTGTTTGTAGATATACTCGTTGCCAATTGGGGCGAGATCACTTACGCTGAAGCTTGCAAACAAGCAAAGTATGAGTGTAAAAATCCAACAGATTATTCTGCAATTGCTTCAAGGTTATTAAACAGAAGATTAAATCCTCATATAGCAAAATATTTAGATAAAAAATACGAAGAAGAAGTTAATAAGTTTTCAAAAGATAAATTAAAAAGATTTAGAAGATTAGATAAGTTATCAAAAGAAGCTGAGAAAAATAAACAATTTAACGTATCTGTCCAAGCTGAGTATAGATCCGGTCAGTTAGCGGGTATGTATGTTGATAAGAGAGAGGTCACTGTTTCGGGCCTTGAGGGTATGAGCCGTGATGAATTAGAAAATAAATTAAAAGAATTATCAACTAAAATAGACGGATACAATGCTAAAACAATTGAAGCGGAAGCAACCGAGATCAAAGAAATTGAAAATTAATAGTTTTAGTGATTGGGTAAAAGTTTTTAATGAAAAGCATAACCAACATTTAAAAACAAGTGTGGGGGTAGTCAGTGTCGAAACGAAAAATAACAGTAAATAAAAAAGCTAAAAATTGGCAAGACAGATATCCAATGATATCTTGCACATGGCTTGATATTTTATCCGATAGTTCCTGGCAATCTATTGATCAATTATTAAAATCTAATTTAGCAACTTGTGTTACTAAGGGCCACTTGTTATCTCAAGCAAAAGGGGTTACTAGAATTTTTGGTGATTATTCTGCAAATGAAAAAGGTGAGATTGAAGAAATAGGAAATACTACAATTATTCCAAACAGTGTTATAGTAAAGATACAAAAAATTTAGTCGAGGTTAAATGTTTGTTTACAATTATCCACTCCACAACGAGTACAAACAAAAAGCGGTAATCGAACATTTATAGGCATTCAGGATAAAATACCAGACCCCCTCGACTGAGCCAATTTTATTTAATTCAATTTTTTACTTCGTCTTTTAAAATTAAAGGGGTTTCACAAATATAAAAATGTACATCTCCCTTATCGTCAATCACTCGAAAAGCTGATCTTTTTTCCTCCGCTATTTCTTTAGTTTCATATTGTCCAACAATTCTAAAACTACTCTCCATGCTTTCGAACTCTTGCTCTCTTATTATTAAAAACATATCTATTTCCTCCTTCTTTGTAAGTTAAATATGTATTGGACGTAATTAGGGTCGTCCGTTCCCCTACTTGCATACATGACGGGACAATCTTCCAACCATGTTTCAAATTTTTTCCGTGTTTCGTTTTCATATCTTCTTGCGTGATTTTCCGATATGACCTCAGCAATTCTATGTCTTGTTTGATCGTTCATTGTGTCTTCTCCACTATTTCAAAAGTTATTGGTTTTGGATCCACCAAATCCACACCACCAAGCACAAGATAATCCTTATAATTATCAAACATATCTATGAAATTTAAAACATCACCTTCTTGCATGTGGTTAACCTCAAATTTTTTATTTTTAATTTCAAGTATTACGTCCCCACCGTCAACTTTTGTAGAAACCTCCTCAGTTTGAAACTGCCTTTTCAATGCTTGAGAAATTGCGCACGCATCACAATCTCCCGGAATACCTTTTTTTATATCCTCAGCATTTACGTTTATTTTATGTTTCATTCTAATTTCCCTCCTTCTTTGTGAACATACTCCTCGATATCTGAAAAAATACAGTTCATAGTTTCATCATTTAAATCTTCACTTGTTAAAACAACATCTTCATCATTTGGGTTCTTTAATATTATTCTCGTTCGATCCCACTGCCATGTTTTTTCTTTGCTCATTATTCCTCCAAATGTTCTAATAAATTAATTGCTTTGGCTACCCTTTTTGCTTCTTTATGATTAACACACATACAAAAAGTTCTAGTGTTTGTGTCCCCGAAATTACACATCACACAATTACCTTGCGCCCAGTAATAACCGTCTTTATTAATTTGTTTAATGTTGCTATCAGTTAGCGGTTCAAATATTGTTGCCATTATTCCTCCTCCCCGTCTTCATCTGTTTGTTTTATTTCGTCTCCACCGTATTCAGTTTGACTATCATCACCAAATTCAGTTCCTTTAAATGTAGCCTTAAATCTTTTTCCGGCCCCACCTCCTTCATAAGTGTATCCGTCTGTTAAGCTACAACCTAATGCAATGTCTTGAATTTCCTCCTCCGTTAACATTACATCACTCGCTATTTCATAGCTCCTAGTGTCTTGTGAATACTCCTCATAAGTATAATTATATTTTTTTGTCATTATTCCTCCTCCCCTTTTGCTCTGTTAAATGATTTTTCTAATTGCTCTTGTCTCCACTTATCTGTCTCCAAATTATCTAATTTTCTTACTATCCAAAATATTAAATAAATTGGTGATAAAAATAGTGTTATCAATAAAGTTGTTTTCATTATTTATCCTCCCTCTGTTTACATAAACCTTGCTCAATTAAATTTTCTGCGGTCCTTCCAAACCAACCCTGTAAACTCCAGGCCAGGCCAGTATCTATTAAATGTTGCCAAGCTTCCAATATTTCCTCTTGATCATCACACTCAATAAAACCCTCTGCAATTCCTGTTGCTGTAAAGTTATCCATTATTTTATCTCCTCCATTATTTCCCAGTCCATGTCCTCACACAAATATTCTAAAGGTTTAAATCGTACACCGTCTTTAATTTGATACATTACGGCTTCTCCTTTTTCATTTGTAATTATTTCGTTGTCTTCGTCCATTGCGTAAAACATAATATTTTCTACCGCAAAATGATTTGGCTTTTTTGTACTTGTTGCTATTAAATCCTTTACTGTTGTAAAATCTTTTGCCTTCATTATTTACCCTCCTCATATACTCCAACAGTTAATTGGAATTGACCCTCTGAACAAATTGCAAAACCCAAATCTTTTTTAAAATCATAAAGTTTTGAAATCATCTGTAAAAATTGTTTTACTGATAAAGCGGGTTCGTTGTCTGATCCAAGACCCGAGCTGTCCACAAACAAACCTCCATTGTCTAAAATTTTCCAACTAAACGGAAGATTTAATTTGTCCGCAATTGTTTTTGTGTTAAATCTTTTCCAACCTTTAGGAACATAATCCCCAAGATTTACGATTTTTTGCAACGGTGTAACAGATCCCTCTTTAGCTTGTTCTATATCTTCTTCCTCAAACTTTACGGGCTTGACTGCATTCCGTTTTGATTTTCTTCCTTGCTCTTTGTTTAATGCTACGATTGTTTCTATATCCATCATATATTTATCCTCTTTCCCTTTTTTTATGTTTTCTTTTGTTAGCTCAATGAGGCGGGTGACCCGCCCCAATTGAATTTTGTTTAGTAAGTCCAGTTCCATATTTTGTATGGGTCGTTTTTATCTTCTTCAAATTCCAGGTAGTAACCCGTTGAATCTCCGCCC